AAGTATTCTCCCCGCGAGTACCAAGTAGAGGGAGTATACGACGCCCTAAGACATAATAGAAAGTTGTTGATATCCCCAACTGCTTCTGGAAAGTCTCTGATGATATACTCTCTTGTGAGATATTACGTTGAGAAAGGACAAAATATTCTGATAGTCGTTCCGACGACTTCCCTAGTAGAACAGATGTATAAAGACTTTGCAGACTATGGCTGGGACGTTGGTTCATATTGCCACAAAATATATGCGGGAAAAGAAAGAGAGACTGACTCACAGGTGATTATCACCACCTGGCAGTCCATCTACAAACTACCCCGCAAATACTTTTCAAGATTTAATGTGGTCGTTGGAGATGAGGCACACCAGTTTAAGTCTAAGTCTCTAATATCTATAATGGGAAAACTTTCTGATGCGAAATATAGATTTGGTTTTACAGGCACTCTTGATGGAACTCAAACTCATAAATGGGTATTGGAGGGCTTATTCGGTCCTTCATATAAAATCATTAGAACAGAAGAACTGATGAAGAAGGGTCACGTTGCCAAATTAGACATCAACGTGCTTCTATTGAAACACTCACCACATAAGTTTGAAAACTTTGAAGAAGAAGTCCAGTACATTATCAATCATGAACGACGCAACAAATTTATACGTAACCTTGCCCTTGATCTTAAAGGCAATACGCTCATACTATTTTCCAGAGTTGAAGGGCACGGACAACCACTTTACGATTTAATAAATAACTCAAAGGCAGACAACCGTCATGTCTTCTTTGTTCATGGTGGTGTGGCAACGGAGGACAGAGAGAAGGTAAGAGAGATTACAGAAAGAGAAAACAACGCGATTATCGTCGCTTCATACGGCACATTCTCTACTGGTATTAACATTAAAAATCTCCACAATGTTATTTTTGCTTCTCCTTCAAAGTCCAGAATTAGAAATCTGCAGAGTATTGGAAGAGTCCTCAGAAAAGGCAATAACAAAACAAAAGCAACTTTATATGATATTGCTGACGACATTTCCTACAAGTCTAGGAGAAATTATACCCTTAATCACTTAATCGAAAGAATCAAAGTTTATAACGAAGAAAACTTTAATTATGATATTGTAAACATTCCACTTAAAAACTAATGGGGATTATCAGATATATTAAAAATTTATTTACAAAAAAAGAAGAAGAATTAGTAGAAGAGAATTCTCTTAATGATGAGTTCTATTCTATTATTAAAATGAACTCTGGTGAAGAAGTATTATCACTTACTATGATTGATGAAAATGATGGAGAACCAGTTTTAGTTCTTCAGAATCCAATTACCATGAAAGTGATTACTTCTGCTCGTGGTATTCATATCAAAGTCAAATCATGGATTGAGATGTCTTCGGATGATATCTTTATTGTAAAATTTGATAAAATTATTACTATGACTGAAACAAAGGATGAAAGATTAATTGATATTTACAATAGTTACCTTGAGGACGAAGAAGACTCTATCGATACATATCAATCATCAAAGTCTAATCAAATTAAACCATCAAAGAAGATGGGATATATCTCATCAGTAGAAGATGCTCGTAAATCCCTAGAAAACTCATTTAATATTGAGTATCCTAAAGAAAGCTAGTACTCATCTTTAACCGGGACAAAGGTAGTCTACACACATTTTCTAATGTTGTCAAGCCCACAAAGTATGGTATAATAATAACAACTTATGTTATAAGAGACCAATGTTATGCCTAAAAAGAAGACAGAGCACTATGTAAACAACAAAGAGTTGTTAGAAGCGATGATTGTTTATCGCACAAAAGTAGAAAAATCTTACTTAAAGGCTTTCAATAAAGATCTCACCGAGCAACCAAAACAAGAGAGAGGAAAACAATGGGAGGGAAAACCACCAATTCCAAACTATCTTGGTGAATGTTTTTTAAAGATTGCCACACACCTATCATATAAACCAAACTTTGTGAATTATATGTTCCGTGAGGATATGATTTCCGACGGAATCGAAAATTGCGTTCAGTATATTCATAATTTTGACCCAGAGAAATCCAAGAACCCTTTTGCGTATTTTACTCAAATCATTCACTACGCTTTTCTTCGTAGGATTCAGAAGGAGAAAAAGCAACTGGATATCAAAACCAAAATCATTGAGAGAACTGGATTTGATGAGGTTATGGTGGTTGACGACAGCTTGCTTTCTGGGCATAGTTCGGATTATAATACTATCAAAGACGCTATCCAATACAAGAATCGCTGATGTGCTCCATAGTGTATAAATAACTATAACACTATGGAGCATTATGGCAAATCAACATCCAAAGATTTCCCAAGAAAATAGAGAAAAGGCAAAAGAGAAAGGAGAAAAAATTTACTTGTCTGGGACTCCTTGTAAAAAATGTGGGACATATGAAAAATATGTTTCTACTTACGGGTGTGTTAAATGTGTTAGAGAAGAGGGAATTAAAAAACTTAATAATGAAGAGTTAATGAAACCTTACAGGACAAAAGATAAAATTAGTAACAAAACATATAGGTATAGGGCAAAAAAGTTTAGTGATGTTTCGACATTAACCCAAGAAGAGCATCATCGCATATTGTCGATTTATCAAGAGTGTGCTAGACTTACTGAAGAGACAGGAATTCTTCACCATGTAGACCACATTCACCCAATATCAAAGGGTGGGAAACATCATCCAGATAATTTACAAATTTTAACTGCTGAGGAGAATATCCGTAAAGGAAACAAATTATTATGAAAGTCGCAATTCTGACTGATACACATTTCGGTGCGAGGAAAGGTTCCAAGCACCTCCACGACCATTTTGAGTTATTTTACAAGAATGTGTTTTTCCCTGCCCTAGAAGAGCACGGAGTAGAGGCAGTCATTCATATGGGAGATGCCTTTGATAGTCGCAAGTCAATCGATTATCAAAGTTTAGAATGGTCGAAGAGAGTTGTATTTGACCCTCTCAAAAAGTATGATGTTCATATGATTGTGGGAAATCACGACACATACTATAAAAATACAAATGAAGTCAACTCACCAGAACTTCTTTTGCAAACTTATCCCAATATCAAAACTTATAGTAAACCAACAGAAGTTAATGTTGGTGGACTAGACATTTTATTTTTACCGTGGATTAATCAAGGAAATGAAGAATTATCTCTTAACATTATCAAAAAGACTACTTGCAGGTGTGCGATGGGGCACTTGGAGTTGCAAGGATTTAGAGTTAATCGACAAATCATCATGGAGCATGGTTTGGAGAGCAAACTATTTGAGAAGTTCGAGCGTGTCTACTCGGGACACTATCACACTCGATCAAATGACGGAAAAGTCTTCTACCTAGGAAATCCCTATGAGATGTATTGGACGGATGTGAATGATACTCGTGGTTTTCATATCTTTGATACGGAAACCCTCACTCACACCCCAATTAATAATCCTTATAAATTATTTTATAACATCTATTATGAGGATACCAACTACAAACTCTTTAATGCCACCGAGTATGAAAGTAAAATCGTTAAGGTAATTGTTCGTAAAAAGAGCAATCCAAAAGACTTTGAGAAGTTCATTGATAAACTACATTCGGCAGGTGTTCAGGAACTCAAAATTGTAGAAAACTTTGATATTCATGAGAACGAAGAGTTTGAGATTGATGAAGAAGAGAATACTATTTCTATTCTAAATCGTTACATTGATGAGTCTGAATTTGAGTTTGATAAAAATATCATCAAAGGTATCTTCCAAGATTTGTATAGACAAGCTTGCGAAGTAGAGTAATGTTTCTCCTCACTCTTAAAGACAATAAAGAAGACGGTGCCTATGCTGTCCAAGACCAGTATGGTAATAAAGTTTTATTTCTTTTTGAGGAGGAGGACGATGCAGACCGCTATGCTATGATGCTCGAAGATCAAGAAGAGACCTTGATGGATGTAGTAGAAGTAGACGACGAGCTTGCCATAAAGACCTGTAAGCATTATAATTACAAATATGCCGTAATCACTCCAAACGACATTGTTATTCCCCCTAAATTGAATGATAACCTTTAAGAAACTTCGTTATAAGAATTTTTTAAGCACCGGTAACAATTGGACCGAGATTGACTTTCAGCAACATAAAACCAATCTGATACTTGGAACCAACGGGGCAGGTAAGAGCACTATGCTGGATGCAATCTGCTTCTCCCTCTTTAACAAGTCGTTTAGAAAAATTAATAAAAATCAGTTAATCAACTCTACGAATGAAAGAGATTGTGTAGTTGAAATTGAATTTAATATTAATAATAGAGAATATCTAGTAAGGAGGGGTATCAAGCCAAATCTATTTGATATTGTAGTTGACGGAAATGCTCTTCATAAGGAAGCAGACGACCGATCTAATCAAAGAATTTTGGAGCAAAATATTTTAAAAGTTAATTATCGTAGTTTTACTCAAGTTGTGATTCTGGGCAGTAGCACTTTTGTTCCTTTTATGCAACTAACGACTTCTAATCGTCGTGAAGTCATTGAGGATCTTCTGGATATTCGTATCTTCTCTGCGATGAACGGTCTTATCAAAGATAAGATTCGTGAGAAAA